TTTTTCTTTTTTACAAACCAGTCAAATTATTCGGAGGTTAGAACCAAATGGTCACTAAAGCAATCCAGTCATGGCTAGATAGCCTGAACTTGAACCTGGAACAAATGGTGCTGGCAGGTTTAGCCCTGCAATTGGCCTCTCAGTTCGACTCTGAGGCGAATACGTCGACCGCGGCTGAGTTACGCAAGACTGTGCTCGAGATTAGCCGCCAGGTCAAGGGTCAGATCGTCGAGCACGATCCACTTGCCGAGTTGCTAACGCGCTAATGCTCCAACTGCCTGCCCGGTTCACGCCACCTCTTAGCGAGGACTTCGTTACAGACGGCGACCGGCTCATCGAACTCATGGAACTGTGTTGGGTCACGCCCGAATCAGACGCACCTATCGAGCTCGACGAATGGCAGAAGTGGCTACTCCGCCACATTCTCGAACGCTACCCTGCCGACCATGAGACTTACCCTGGGCAACTTCGCTACAGGCAAGTCTTGGTGTCCATGGGTCGCCAGAATGGCAAGACCGTTGTCGGTGGTGGCCTCGCGCTGGAGTCCATGCTCTTTCAAAAGGGTGACGTGACTTCTATCGCCTCGAGCTACGACCAGGCAACGATTATTTACGATCGTGTCAAGCACGTCATCGACTTTCACGGCTGGTTGGCGAAACGCTTCAAGCGCACCACCGAAACTCGAGGCATCGCCAAGCAAGACGGCACCGGCAAATACAAAGTCAGCCCGGCTAAAGAGGGCGCGCTACAGGGTAAGCCGTTCGTTCGTGTAATTCTCGACGAGGGTCACTTGGCTAAGAAAGGTATTTGGACAGCCGCTACAAAGGGCACCACAGCCATGGATGACGCAATGGTCATCATGATTACAACCGCTGGTGACCAGACTTCAGAGACGCTCATAGAACTTTACAAGTCAGCCGCTAAGGCGATTGAGAACCCAGCGAGCAACGAGCGTTTCGGAGCGTTCATCTGGGAGGCTCCGACTAGCGCACCTATCGACAGCGCCGCCGCGATCATGACCGCAAACCCTGCTATCGCCTGTGGTCGAATCCCTATCGACCGAGTGCTCTCAGACATTCTCACCCAGCCCGAACATGAGGTTCGTCGCTACACGCTTAACCAGTTCATCTCAGGCACCGCCGCTTCATGGCTCCCTGGGGAACTGTTCAAGGCGGCTACTGGTCAAGGCATCTCGAACCAGCATGGCGTTGTCTTCGCCGTCGATGTTGCGCGCAACTGGGAATACGCGACAATCGCAGCTGCAAACTCGAACGGTGACATTCAGGAAACTGAAATCGTGGCTTCGCTGGTCGCGCCGACCGAGCAACAACTCTTCAACGAACTCACTCGCCTTTACACGTTGCACTCGCCTCGAGCAATCGCCATGGACGACCGCAACCTAAATAGCCTGGCGAAGCGCATGAAGTTGGCTGGCATACCGGTCTGGTCATTGTGGACTAAAGAAGTTAGCCAGGCTTGCTCTGCCGTTTATGCCATGTTTGCGACTGGAACCGTGAAGCACAATAACGATCCATTGCTAGTCGTCCAGACACAGAACGGCGTCACTAAATACTCGGGCGAGACTTGGCTTATTAGCCGAGAGAAATCCAATGGTGAAATTGACGCGCTCTTAGCCACGGTCTTTGCGCTCTACGTTTCGAGCCGAGCACTCACTCCTGGCATACAAGTTTTTTAGCGCGACACGCCTCAAATGCAAGGCATGTCATTCCATAGCCTAGGATTGTGGTATGGCAACTTTATGGCAGCGCCTAACAGGCCAAGTTGAAGAAACGCGCGCAGTTCAGCCGACAATTCCGTCTCGAGCTGCAACTTATGCAACCCCTGAGCTCGCACTCTCGCTAACGGCCGTCTACCGCGCCGTTCAGATCATCGCGACTCCGATTAGCAAGATGAACCTACGCACGTTCCGCTATGCCACCGGCATGGAAATGCAAATCGAAAACCCAATCATCGTGAACAAGCCGAGCCTGCTCGAGAGCCGTCGCGACTTCCTATTCCAGACCGTCGTCGCTCTTGGCCTCGAGGGCAACGCATTCTGGCTCAAGTCTTTCAGCACATCAGGCGGAGTGAACAACCTCACGCTTTTGCCAGGCAACTCAGTCAGCATTCAATACGTCAACAGCAACGATATCAGCCAGGGAGTCGAATACTTCTACGAGGGTCGCCGCTATTCCATGGATCAAATGGAACACCTGAAAATCTTCAGCCGCGTTGGATTCTTAAGAGGGCTCTCACCTATCGAAACCTGTAACCGAGACATCGTCTCGGCTCTAGACTTGCGCGACTATGCTGCTAACTGGTTCAGCGCGGCTGGAGTTCCAACCGGTATCTTGACCACAAACCAGATGCTAAACCCAGCGGACGCTGAAAGCATCACAGCTACGTGGCACAACAAGCAACAGAACCGCCAGGTCGCAGTATTGGGCAATGGCTTCGATTACAAGGCGATCTCATTGACGCCACGCGACGCTTTGTTTACAGACACTCAGGAGCAGGCCGTCCGCCAAATCGCTCGACTCTACGGAGTTCCGAGCAGACTATTGCTCACAAGTGTGCCAGGCTCCTCTGACACATATACGAACGTGCAGGACGAGAACCAGGTCTTCTACCGTCACACGCTCATGGCCTACACCGACGCAATCACAGACGCACTTAGCAACTGTCTACCTCGAGGCACCAGAGTCGAATTCGACTTCGAGCACCTATTCAAGGCAGACGTTGCAGCTCGTTACGACTACTACAAGACCGGTATCGACGCCGGCTTCTTGACCGTTGAACAGGTTCAAATGAAAGAAGGTCTAAATGGCTGAAATGGAAACACGCGAATTCGAAGTTCGCGCCGACCTCGAGGAGCGCACCATCACTGGCCTAGCAGTTCCTTACGGTCAGGACGCTAACATCGGCGGCGCTTACATGGAGCGTTTCGTTCCAGGAGCGATTACCGACGTCACCGACGTCAAGCTCTTTTATGGTCACGAAGAACCAATCGGCAAAGTGCTCACCGGGCGCGACACCGAGGCTGGTTACGAGATCACAGCAAAGGTTTCAGACACCGCTCGAGGCAATGAGGTTATGACCCTTATGCGCGACGGCGTCTTGAACAAATTCTCTGTTGGCTTCGTTCCGCTGGAAAGCGAGCGCGACGGTTCAACAGTTACACGCACTAAGGTCTCTCTCAAAGAGGTCTCTGTCGTGCCGTTCCCAGCATTCGCTGGGGCAAACATCACCGAGGTTCGAGAGGACGGCGGAACCCCTGCCGAGACCAGCGAACCGCAACCAGAACAGGATAATTCAATGCCAGAAAACATTGAACTTGACGTTCGCGCCGTTCAGGACGAAGTTGCGGAACTCCGCCGCGTCGTCGAAGCCGGTCAGACCGTCGCAACACCTGCCCCTATGGGCAGCGAATTCCGCTCACAGGGCGAGTTCGCAAAGGCTCTAGTTCTTGGCGACGCCAAGGCACAGGAGTTCGCTCGCGCCGCTTCGACTTCAGCAGACGCTGCAGTAGTAGCACCATGGTTTGGTTACATCAACACCTTGATCGCGAACAACCGTCCAACCGTTTCAGCATTCAGCCGCGCAGCATTGCCTGCAACCGGTCTAACTGTTGAATACTCGAAGATCGACAGCAACACTCTTGCTATCGGTGTTCAAGACCCAGAGAACGAAGAACTCTCATTCGGCAACTTGACTTTCGAAACCGTCTCAACCCCAGTGAAGACCTACGGTGGTTACACCGCGTTCTCACGCCAGTATGTTGAGCGTTCACAGGTCAACACCCTTGACCAGGTATTCCAGGGTCTAGCACTTGCTTACGCAGGCGCAACCAACGCAGCTCTAGTAACCGCAATCGGCGCGCTAAACTTCACCGGCAAGACTTTCGACGCAGACGGCCAGACCGCCTCGTCACTTGCTGAGGGAATCGCGAACGGTGCAGGCTACATCTTCACCAACACCGGTCTACGCCCAGAGTTCATCCTCACCGGCATCGACGGCTACGTGAAGATCGCAAAGGTTGCAGCAGGCGACGGCCGCCCAGTCCTACTCGCTGAGGGCAACGGCGTGAACAACATCGGAACCATGACCGTTCCTGGACTTGCAGGTTCAGTATTCGGTCTACCAATCGTTGTAGACCCAGCAATCGGCGCAGGCATCGTCTACATGGCTAACAGCGCAGCTGTTATCACCATGGAGTCAGCAGGCGCTCCAGTTCGTCTAACCGACGGCGACATCACCACCCTTACCGACAGCGTTTCTGTTTACGGCTACATGGCAATTGCAATCCCTCGCGAGGGCGCAATCGTCAAGCTAGACGTAACCGCTTAGTAGGTCATCATGGCAGTGACGTTGGTAGAGTTCCAGGCTTATGTCGGAACCGAAGAGACCGCATTCCCACAGGAATGCCTCACGTCCGGACATGCATTAGTAACACGCTACATTGGCGAGGTTGAGGGCGTCCCTGCTCACATCCACGACCAGGCTGTTTACATTGCTAGCTCGGAACTCTTCCACCGTCGCTCCGCACCTCAAGGCGTCGCACAGTTCGCTTCAATGGACGGCACACCGGTTCGCGTCGCACGTGACCCAATGATTGCCGTCTACCCACTACTCCAGCCTTATGTTGGGTATGGAGTATGACCAACGAAATCACAGCTGCAAAGGTCGAGTTCAAACTCGATCTAGTGGCTGGCGGAATAAACGTTCTGGACTATGTGCCAGAGCGCATCACACCGCCAATTGTGATTATGAACAGTGGAGTTCCGTATCTAAGGCCGTCAAGCATTAGTCACGAATACACCATGAACCTCGAACTTGTTTGCGTAGCGGCAACCGCCACTAACAAGCAGGCCACCGAGAAACTTGACGAACTCATTGAGTCAGTCATAAATGCATTGCCCGGTTACGCTCGCCTAATCAGCGCAGGGCAACCGTTCAACCTACAAACTAACAACACCGAGTATCTGGCTTGTTCTGTGCAAACAGACATTCAGATCACAATTTAGAAAGGCTCCAGGAATGGCTGCATCAACGCGCATCACGGCGCAAAACATTCTCTTCAAGATTGCAGGCACTGACTACGCTTGCGACGCAAACTCAGTAGTCCTCGAGCTTGGCGACGCCCCTGGCGACGTTCAGACTTTCTGTGAGACTCGAGTTGGCGGCGAGTGGGCACTTACCTTGTCTGGTATCACTTCAGGCGAGACCACTTCTCTCTACCAGGTTCTCTGGACTAACTTCGGTTCAGAAGCTGCATTCATCATTGCACCAAACGGCAACCCGTTCCCAACCACCGACGAGCCTTGGTATCAGGGCACCGTCGTGTTCAACCAGTTGCCACCACTAAACCTCACTTCAAACGAGGTAGTCCAGTTCTCAGTGACTCTACGAGTCAAGAACACTGGCCTAAACGTGGCAAGCAACCTTTACTATGGTGTAGAGCTCGTAAACGTAGACTAAAAATGTCCGACGTATCGGGAATCAAGGTCAAGGGACTCAAAGAACTAAATAGGGCACTTAGAGAAGTCGGTGTGCCTGCCAAAGAGATGAACGCAGCTGCAAAACAAGCTGGTGAATCTGTTCTTCGAGAAGCCCGGGCCTTGGCTCCCGTTCGGACTGGAGCATTGCGGAATTCAATACGATTGTCTGCTACGGCTAAGGGTATAAGCATCAAAGCGGGTAATGAGGGCAAGGTTCCCTACGCTAATCCGATTCACTGGGGCTGGTTTAAGAGGCACATCAAGCCTCAGCCGTTCTTCTCAAAAGCCCTTGGTTATACTAGACAAGAAATCTACGACAACTACTATAAGCAAGTTGACACTCTTATAAAAAGTAAACGCAGTGGATCACAAGTCAAATGAAAGGCACAGATGAGTAACACAGAAAAAAACATTCTCGACGTTCTAACCATGGACGAAATTGAGCAGCTCGAGAAACTCACCGGATCATCGGTGAACGCTTTATTCGGCAAGGGCGAGTTCCCTGGTCGAGCATTGAAATTCCTAGTGTGGCTATTGCAGCTTCGCTCGGACAAGAATGCCAAAATTGAAGAAGTCGGCAAGATGACTTTTAACCAGGCAAGTGAATGGGTTACGGAGTTTCTAGCCGACCCAAAAGAGCCAGCGTAAGCGAGAGCGCAAAGAGGTTAGCGACTTTCTGTGTAGCCACAGGAATGAGCCCCTCGGAGTTTCGAGCACTTACGCTAGCAGAGTATAGGGCTTTCATTGAAGCCCTCGAGGAAAGGTCTGGCACATGAGTTTAGTGCTAAACGTTGAGATTCTTGGCGAATTCAAGAAACTCACACAGGCCACTCAGGGCGCGCAAAACTCTTTAAGCGACATGAACAAACGCGCGCAAAGTGTTAGCAAGTCAATCACTCGCGCATTCGGTGCAATCGGTCTCGGTCTCTCATTCAAGTTTCTAGCGAACGAACTCGAGGACGCCGCCAAGGCCGCAATCGAAGACGTCAAGAGCCAGGAACTATTGGCTAACGCGCTCCGCAACACCATGAACGCAACCGACGACCAAATTGCATCGGTCGAGGGCGTCATAAAGGCTTATCAGTTCTCAGCCTCGGTCGCCGACGACAAGATTCGCCCGGCCTATCAGAAACTTGCCCTGGCAACCAAGGACACTACCAAGGCAAACGAACTTCTTGGCATCGCGCTAGACGTTTCAGCAGGCACAGGCAAAGATCTCGAGCTCGTCGCTCAGGCCATGGCAAAGAGCCTGGCAGGTTCAGACACGGCTCTTCTAAAACTTATTCCTAGCCTCAAGGGTTCAAAGACTCCTATGGAGGACTTGGCTAAAGCATTCGGCGGTGCAGCTGAAAAGGCCGCGAACGTTGACCCTTACCAGCGCATGAAGATTATCTTTGACGATCTACAAGAGACAATCGGCATGGCTCTTCTGCCGACGCTTGAAAAGTTTGCAACCTACATCGCCTCACCAGAGGGTCAAGAAAAACTATCAAAGTTCATTGACCTAGTAACTGGCTTGGCTGGCAAGTTCGAGATTCTAGCCAGTTTCGCAATTGACAATGCCGACGCAATCGTTGCCTGGTCTGGAGTCATTCTTGGAGTAACCGTCACGGTCAAGGCTCTTACCACGGCTCTCGGAATTTACAACGGCGTGGCAACTATCATGGCGGCTCGTAATGCTGCAGCTGCAGCCAGTGCAACAGCCGTGGGAGTCGCAGCCGCTGGAGCGGTGCCTGGCATTACAGCCATGAACGTTTCAGCTGGTGCACTACTAGCAACATTGGGACTATTAACGGCTGGTGCAATCGGCGCAGCCTTTGGTGGCTTCATGCAGGGCAAACAGTTAGGCCAAGACGCACTAGCAATCTCTGGACCAAAGAACGATCCATTCAAATACTTCCCAGGCGGACCAGGCCAATCGGTGCCAGCCACTCCAGCACCTGGACTACCAGCGACCGGCGCTCGAGGCAATGTCAACATCACAATCAACACGCCAAAGGTCAATGCTCAAGACATTGTAAATACTCTGAACACCGCAAACAGAAACGGTTACACCGGCACACTTAGAAGCCTCAAGGAATAGCCTTGGCAGTCATAGCAGACTTCGACATCGCAACCGACCTAAAGGTTGAAATGCTCCTACCCGAGGGCGCGAGAAACGTCTTCGTTCTTGGGATTAGCACCCTTGGCGGAATAAACGTGCTAGGCGACGCAGGCTCAGGTGTAATCAGTTGGCAAGACCTGAAGTGTGAAATAAACCGAGTCCAGACAAGTATCGGTGGATCTATTGCCTCAAACGTGTTCTTTCAAGCGGACTCTGGAAAAGCCACGATCCAAATGCAGAGCTGGGAGTTTGACCCAAACAACTACCCTGCTATTCGCCCTGGTATCGAGATAAGAGTCAGAGTCTCAAAGGGTGCCTACAACTTTGTTCTTTGGCACGGAACTCTCGATGACATAAATGTGACCTACGCTCCAGACCAGCAGAATCAAATCACAGTAAACGCAACCGACTTCTGGGCGCTGCTGGTAAACCGTCGATTCGACTACACACCAGCCGGTGCAATCAAACCGAGTTACGCAATCGGAGAAGCAATCGACGACGTAGTTGCCACAGGCTTTAACATTGGCTACGCAGGAGTCACAATCCTTGACGAATGGTTCATGACTGGCACAGCCCAGGCAAACACAACCTTTGGAGCAGTAGCCGCCGACGCCCTAAACACAGGACTCGGTTTCACCTGGATCAACCCAAATGACGAGTTGCTTTACTACAGGCCACGCTCCGCTTCAGGAGTCGCGGTCTACACAATCGGTAACAACCATGGCGATCCAAACCACTTGTGCATGGCAGACCTCGATTCCGCCATGCAATCAGAGCACATCTTCAACACCGTCCTTGTGACTCAAAAGTATGACGCCTCGCCGTTCACGGTACTCTACGAAGACTCAGACTCAATCGACCTATTTGGGCAACGCTCCGAAAACTTCACAGTAGACCTCGACACCACAACTGACGCAGACGCTTGGGCCGCTGCCGTCTTCACACCCAAGACAATCACAAACGTCCAAAGCGTAGTAACGCCAGCCGTCAATAGAGACCGAGACCTAACCGAAGCAATCGAGTTCATGCCAGGCGACTTCGTTGGCGTGTACTACGTCACAGACGAAATGAACATCGACACAACCTACACAGTGACTAGGGTGCGTCATAGCATAGATGTTAACAATTGGTTCACTACCCTAGAAGTATGGAAAGAGTAATTTATGGCCGGCTGGTTTGACTTTGTAAATGGACAGACGCTTCCAGCGTCTCGAGTCCAGGACTACCTTATGGATCAGACTGTTATGGTCTTTGCCAATTCCACAGCTCGAGGCACAGCCCTACCGTCACCTACGGCTGGCATGGTCACTTACCTGATCTCAAGCGGAAACCTTTGGTTCTACACTGGTAGCGCATGGACTTTAGTAACACCGCCCGTCGTTATTCCAGATTCACTCAGCCCAATTCTCTTGATCGGAGCATAAAAACATGGCAATAAACTACAAGATTCTCGGACAATCTCACCCAGGTACCACAGCTGAAACAAACGTTTACACAGTCCCAGCTGCAACCCAAGCAATCATCTCGACAATGTCAATCTCAAATTTAAGCGCGTCGCCAGCCAATGCTCGAGTATGGGTTCGCTTGGCCGGTGCAGCAACCACAGCTGCGAACGCAATTCTTTACGATGTACCACTAGCTGGTAACAGCATCGCAGCATTCACTCTCGGTCTAACTCTTGGAGCAACCGACATCGTTACGGTAAGGACTTCAATTGGTTCTGTTTTAACATTCCAACTATTCGGGAGCGAGATTAGCTAATGGCTGTAACAGTATTCCCAACACCAACGGCTCCAGTTTCGACGACCAAAAGCCCAACTTTTGTTATCATCAACTCCACTCAGTCTTGGAGCGCACCGACTGGTGTAAACCAAATTGAACTTTTGCTCGTCGGTGGCGGTGGCGGTGGCGGTGGTGCAAGCGTTGGAAACCACAATTCCGGTGCTGGTGGCGGTGGCGGTGTACTAAGTCAAATGATTACAGTTGTCCCAGGCACAAGTTACACAGTCACAATTGGCGCTGGAGGTGCCGCCGCTGGAGCTGACTCTAACGCTGCAGGAGGAGTTGGTACCTCAAGCACTTTTGGCAGCTTGGTAACCTCATTTGGCGGTAGCGGAGGATCATCAGCTAACGGAATCAACCCGGCTTTTGGTCAATACGCCTCTGGCGGAGGACAGGGAAACACAACCACAGCAATCTCTGGTGGTGGCGGTGGAGCCGCAATCTTGGTCCCATATTTAACTGGAGTGGATACTTTATTCAATGTTGGTTCACCTCGACTATCTGTAGTCCAGGGAACTCTTGGTTACAGAACGGGTTATGCCTTTGGAAACCCAGGTGTGAATGGTTATGGTGCTGGTGGCGGTGGAGCCAGCGGCCAAGCATCACGTGTCTTCGGTGGACTAAATGCTGGTGCAGGAGCATTCAGCACAACTGCAGGCACATCAGGCACAGCCAACTTCGGTGGTGGCGGTGGCGGTGGGGCATTCGGTGCAGCTTATTACTCTGCCGGCGCTGGTGGTTCAGGAACTTGCATTATTAGGTATTGGAGTTAAACATGGCACACTTTGCAAAAATTGAGGACGGCTTAGTTACTCAGGTCGTTGTCGTCGACAACTCCGAAGAGCTTCGAGGTCAGGAATACTTGAACAGTATCGGCCTCGAGGGAACTTGGGTACAGACTTCATACAACGCCAACTTTGGTAAAAAGTTCGCAGCAATAGGCGACACCTACGTTGCAAGCACAGGTAACTTCAAATCACCACAACCATTTACCTCATGGAAATGGAACGCAACCGACTGGGTTTGGAAAGCGCCAAAAGATTATCCAACAGACGGCAAGTCATACAGCTGGGACGAAGAACTAATCGGTTGGGTAGAAAACTAAAATGGCCGAAACAACCGACAGAGAGCTGCTAATCACAATCATCAAAGACCTCGCAACACTCAAGGCAGAGATGAACGGTTACAAGCAGCTCGAGCGCGACGTCCGTGAATTACAAAAGAAAATCTATTTATTCATGGGCTTTGCCGGTGCTATCGGTGGATCAATAGTCGCAATTGCACAGGGAGTAATGACCAATGTCTAAACAAGTAACCGTTCAAACATTCCACCCAGGCAAAGTCTCACGCATGGGCGAGAAGTTCGGCACACACTCAGACACTCGAAAGAAATTAGGACTTGGCCCACACCGAGGCTTGGACTACTCATTCCAATTAGGAACACCACTCCTGGCAATCGGATCAGGCCGTGTCAAGAATATCGGCCACACAAGCGTTCTGGGCTACTTCATCGAGATCAGCGCACCGGTGATAATCAAAGGCAAGCTCGAGGTCAAAATCTTTGGCTACTACCACCTGCTAGAAGACCAGGAGCAATTCTGGAAAGTTGGCGACCCAGTAAAGGGCGGCGAAGTTCTCTGCAAGTCTGGGAACACCGGCTCTGCCACATCAGGTGCACACCTGCACCTAATGGCCGGTGACAAAATCAACCTGGCAACCAACCCAGTCGAAGACCCACTGCCGCTCATCGAGGCCACACTCACGCCTCAGACCATAACCGTTGAAGAGGAAGAGAAACCAGTTGTCAAGAAAACAGCTGCTAAAAAGCCTGCTAAAAAGTAGCCCAATCAAAAGAGTGCTCCGTGTCGGCGCGTTCGCTGTAGGGGCAGGAATCGCCTTTCTAGGGGCTGGAAGCATTCAAGGGCTACAACCACTCGAATCTGCCCAGTTCGGGGCTACAGGAGC